AATGGAATTGACAATAGAGGAACTTTATGGTTCGGTGGAAACGAAAACCTTTCTATCGATGGTGTTAAAATCTTTGTTGCTAATGGTTTGCCAAATAATACTGCTGTTGCTGCTGAAAAATCTAACCTTTACTTTGGAACAGGCTTAATGTCTGACTACAACCTTGTTAAGCTAATTGATATGGCTGACATTGACGGAAGTAAAAACGTAAGAGTAATTATGAGATTTACTTCAGGTGTTGAGTACGGTATCGGTTCTGATATTGTTCTTTATACTCCTGCATAATCAAATAACTAAATAAATAGAAGGGGTAGGTAAGCCATAGAAGCCTGCCTGCCCTTTTTTAATTAATCTAAAAAAACTTAAAACATATGGCTTGTTCAATTACAAACGGTAGAGTATTGCCTTGTAAGAGTGCGGTAGGTGGACTTAAAAACATCTACTTCTCTAATTACGATAGTGCAGTAGCTGCCCTTGCTCCATCTGCAGGAGAGATTACATTCTCAGGTTCAGAGGAGTTTTACCAATATGAAATCAAAGGGAACTCTAGTTTAGAGACTGCTATTAACTCATCTAGAGAAAATGGTACTACTTTCTATGAGTCTACTCTTAGTGCTACTTTTACTTTCTTAGACAAAGCAACACAAGAAGAAATCAAATTATTAGCTGCAGGGAGACCTCAGGTAGTTATTGAGGACTACAATGGTAACTTTTTCTTAGTAGGTAAAGAACACGGAGCTGAGGTAACTGGTGGCTCTATTGCTACTGGTGCTGCTATGGGAGACCTATCAGGATTCACATTAACGCTTACTGCTCAGGAAACTGCACCACCATTCTTTTGTGCTGCTGCTCCTGCTGAGGCAACTTACACACCTATTGACCCAACTGCGTAACTAAAATCTAGTTACAATATTTAAGACCCTGCCTTATGGTGGGGTTTTTTTTGTTATCTAATACAAAAAGCAATAAATAATACGTTATATATATATGAAACACTTAACTACAAGTACGGATGACCAAACTATCTTGTTTATTCCTAGAGAATATGCACTTAGTGGTACTCTGATACTAAGAGATGATAGCACCAACACAGAGACTAGTGAGGTGGTAGATTTGGGTAAGTCAGGAGAGTATATGAGCCTTACTCATTCTTTTTCTTTAACAGAAGGTAGGTTTTATGATATGAAAGTCTTGGTTTCAGGTAACGTAATATACAAAGACAAGATATTCTGTACAGACCAAGACATTGACCAAGATACAAATGACTACTATTCAGTAAACAAAGATGTTTACATTTCTGAGGATAGCTTTGATAATGATTACATTATACTATGACAAAAAGAGCAAACAATATAGTTAAGGCTATAAATAAAAATGTACATAATAACGTACATAAAAAGCAAGAGGTAAGCATAGTTAATCTAAGCACTTACACTTCCCCTAAAGTATCTGAGGTAAGAGGTAAGGACTGGGTAGCTTACGGTGCTGACAATAACTACTATCAGTTTCTTATAGACAGATATAACGGTTCTCCTACCAATAATGCTATTATCAATGGTATCTCAGAGATGATTTATGGTAAGGGACTAGATGCTACAGATTCTAATAGAAAGCCTGACCAATATGCACAAATGAAAACCTTGTTTAATAAGGACTGTACTAGAAAGCTAGTATATGACCTTAAACTAATGGGAAGTTGTGCTATGCAAGTAATCTATTCTAAGGATAGGTCTAAGATTGTACAAGTAGAGCATATGCCTGTAGAGACTCTTAGAGCTGAGAAGTGCAATGAGGATGGAGATATAGAGGCTTACTACTACTTTAAGGATTGGACTAAAATAAAGCCATCTGATGAGCCTCAGAGAATACCTGCATTTGGTTATTCTAAAGAAGCTATTGAGATATTATTTGTAAAGCCTTACAGAGCAGGATTCTATTACTACTCTCCAGTAGACTATCAAGGAGGTTTACAGTATGCTGAGTTAGAAGAAGAAATATCTAACTACCATCTAAACAATATTATGAATGGTCTAGCACCTTCTATGCTTATTAACTTCAACAATGGAGTACCTAATGAGGAGGAGAGACAGTTAATAGAGAATAAAATACACCAAAAATTTGCAGGTTCTAGCAACTCAGGGAAGTTTATACTTTCTTTTAATGACAATGCTGAGACTGCTGCTAGTATTGAGCCAGTACAATTATCAGATGCACACCAACAATACCAATTTTTATCTGATGAGAGTTCTAAGAAAATAATGGTATCTCATAGGGTTGTAAGTCCTATGCTTTTGGGTATTAAAGACTCATCAGGATTAGGAAACAACGCAGATGAGATAGAGACTGCTTCTACATTAATGGATAACACCGTTATAAGACCATTTCAGACACTTTTAATAGATGCCTTTGACCAAGTACTAGGTTACAATAATATCTCCTTAAATCTATACTTTAAGACCTTACAACCACTAGAGTTTACAGACTTAGATAATGTAGTAGATAAGGAAACTAGAGAAGAAGAAACAGGAGTTAAGATGTCAAGCCAAAAAGTTAGTGATGATTTTGCAGACTTTATGGTAGATTTTGGAGAGGATGAGAATTTAGATGAGTGGGAGCTTGTAGATGAGAGACCTGTAGACTATGATACAGAGGAAAGTCTTGACAAGATGATTGGATTAGCTTCTACTGGTTCTGCTAGACCTAACGCTAAGAGTGAGCAAGATGGCGAGGTAGAGAATCTAAGATTCAAAGTAAGATACCAATACGCACCATTACAGACTACTAAAAAGAATGGAGAGAATGTATCTAGGGATTTCTGTAGAAAAATGGTATCTGCTAAGAAAATATACCGTAAAGAGGATATTGAACAGATGTCCCAAAAAGCAGTTAATGCAGGATGGGGACTAGGAGGTGCTGCTACTTATGATATTTGGCTTTATAAGGGCGGAGGTTCTTGTCATCATTTTTGGATGAGAAAGACTTATATGGCTAAGGGTGTAAATCCTGATGCTACTAACCCTAATGCTGAGATTAGCGTAAACCAAGCAAGAAAAGATGGGTTTAAACCTGAGACCAATGACAAGAAGGTAGCAACTAGACCTACTGATATGCCTAAAAATGGTTTTGTAAATAAATAAAAGATAAATGGCAATAGCACTATTCATAACAAGAACAGACTTAGTACGCAATAGCATCCTAGATGGTAATGTAGATACTGACAAGTTCATTCAATTTATAAAAATAGCTCAAGAGATACACGTTAAGAACTATCTAGGTTCTAAGCTCTATAATAAAATATCTGCAGATATAGTTGCAGGAACGCTATCAGGAGACTATCTAGACTTAGTAAACAGTTACGTTCAGCCTATGCTTATTCACTTTGCTATGGTGGACTATTTGCCGTTTGCTGCTTACTCTATTAAGAATGGAGGAATATATAAGCACACAAGCGAGAACTCTGAGGTAGTATCTAAAGATGAGGTAGATTACTTAGTAGCTAAGGAGAGAGATATTGCTGAATACTACACTAGAAGGTTTATTGACTATATGTCTTTTAACCAGTCTAGCTATCCTGAATATACGTCTAACATAAATGATGATATACACCCTGACCACGATGCGACCTTTCAAGGTTGGGTACTATAGATATGAAAGCAAGATACAAACCTAAAGACAAGAACTTAACTAAACTAAAGAAATATCTAGAAAAGCAAAAGAATGGCAAACACAATAAATTGGGGAAGCGTATATTGTGAAATGGAGCAAGATGGCTCTTTTGGAGCTGATACATTTTGGAGTACTAACGCAATAAATGACATAGCATCTCCAACTTGTTGGGTAACATTTAGAGTTTCAGCAGATAGTACATTATTCACAGGAGATTCAACTACATTAACCGCAGATAGAACACAACTTTAACAAAAAAATAAAATGGCAAAAAAAACAATTGACATAGGAAGCGTTGCAAACGATGGAACAGGTACTCCATTAAGAACAGCCTTTGGATGGATTAACGACAACTTTACAGAACTGTATTCAGATGATACAGGAGATGTAAACTCGGTAAACGCAGGAACAGGTATTTCAGTAGACCAAACAACAGGAGCAGTAACAGTAACCAACTCTGAACCTAATGCAACCCACACAGGGGATGTAACAGGAGCAACCGCATTGACTATTGCAAATGATACTATTGATTCAGACAGAATAGGAGTACAATACAAAACAAACATTGCATTAAGTAGTGGGCAAGATAATTTAGATTTTTCTCTTGGTCAGGTGTTTACTAAAACAATATCAGGTGCAACTACTCTTACCTTTTCAAATGCAGTAACAGGAGATGTTAAACTGTGTTATATGGCAGGAGATGCACCTACACTACCTGCAGGCTCTATTTTAAGTGGTGCTTGGGTTGCAGGGACTACAAATGTTATTCAAATAGCTTATACAGGCTCTGTGTACCTATATTCAATTAGTCAATTATCGTAAATAAAGAAATATGAAAGCAAGATTAGATTCAAACGGAAATATCAAAACATATAGAAGATTACCTTCTACTTGGGACGATGGAGTAAACTTACACCTAAACTTTAGAAAGGTAGCAGACCCAAGAGAGTTTGGCTTTTACGATGTTGTAACACCACAATACGATAAAATTAGCGAAAGGCTTTCTGCTATATTCTTTGATAAAAAGAAAAAAGTATTTACTTACAAGATAGTAAAGATTGACTTAGAAGGTACACACGATGTATTAGACGAGGAAGGAAATGTTATTGAAACAAAACCTAACCACGATATTGCAGAGTTAAAAGCGGCTATTATAGCAAGGATTAAACAAGAAGCGGGTAAACACTTATCTAAAACAGATTGGTACGTTACAAGGCTTGCTGAAAGAAGTGTAAACATTCCTTTAGATATAGATACTGAAAGACTTGATATAATCACAAAATCAGATACTTTTGAGGCGGAAGTTGATGTTTTGGAAACGGTAGAAGAAGTGATGAGATATACATTTGATTACTATCCGCAACCAATTTTAGAAGACCAAGAATCAGCAGAGTAATAATCAATAACAAAGTAATATGTTCGGTAGAGAAACAATATTAAATAAAACACCTGAAGCGGGTGGTTGCACTAATACAGTAGATTCATACAATCCATTTCCAGATGGTGGTGGTGTTGCTTTATATCAATTAAATGGCGATGCTACTGATGTTAGTGGGAACTATGATGCTATTGATGTAAGAGGGATTTCCTATGTAGATGGAGTATTTGGTCAAGCCGCTTCTTTTGCTTCTAACGGAAATTTTAATACAGGATATAGTTTATCAGGTTCTTACACTATTTCTTTGTGGCAAAAACAAACAGCAAGTGGATATTATGTTTTTGGAGATACTAATTCAAGTGGAGATAATGGTATTGCGTTCACAGGTGTTAGATTAAATAATATTGAATTTATTGATAGGTATGGAGGAGGAGCAAATTATCTTATTCATTCCGTACCTTTTACAGAAGATAATGCTTGGCATCACTTTGTTTTATCATTTACTAACGATAGTAATTGTAAAATATATATGGATGGTGCTTTAATAATGGATTTTGATTCAGTATTATCTACATTTAATCATACTACACCATTAACTTTTGGGGAAAATCTACGTTCAGATTTTGACCCGTTGGGTATTCAATTAGACCAAGTAAGAATATTCAGCAGAGCATTAAGACCTTACGAAATAGAAGCACTTCAAACTGAAGAATATTGTACACCTACTATTGTACCAAGTGAGCATTTTAATACTGTTACCTATACAGGAAGCACTTCGCCTAAAACGGTTACAGGCGTTAATTTCCAACCTGATTTTGTTTGGATAAAAAATAGAGATAATTCAAGTGGAAATCATTACTTAATTGATTCAGTAAGAGGCATAGGTACAGGAGGAACGTATAAATTTTTAAGTTCTGATTTAACTTTAGAAGAAAATTCTACAACAACAAATCACGTTTCTGCTATAAATGATAATGGGTTTATTGTACAAAATAATCATATAAGAACAAACGCTTTAGGAGAAGACTACGTTGCTTGGAACTTTAAAGCAGGAGGTGCAGCAGTAGAAAACACAGACGGTACAATAACAAGTCAAGTATCTGCTAATACAGAAGCAGGGTTTAGTATTGTTAAGTTTACAGGGTCACTTACAAGTGGACAAACAGTTGGACACGGACTTACTGAACCACCATCTGTTGTTATACTTAAAGATTTAGATAGTGTTGCTAATTGGTATATATATCATAAAGGAACAGGAACAACAAGTGGATATATAAATTATCTAAGGTTTGATGCAACCGCAGGGGATTATTCAGATAAAATATTTTATCCTATTAATTTTAACGCCTCTACATTTACACCAGGGAACGATGAAACTGTATTACAGGGTAATGTGATAGCCTACTGTTTCGCAGAAGTAGAAGGCTTTTCATCTTTTGGTTCGTATGTTGGTACAGGAGCAAGTGGTAATACAGTTGTGACAGGATTTGAGCCTGCTTTTGTAATGGTAAAGAGAACTGACGCTACAGGGGTTTGGGTAATGTTAGATAATAAAAGAAACTTAACAAATCCAAGAAACAGTTCTTTATATGCAAATACATCTGCTCAAGAAGATACTGGAAGTACAAGTGGATTTTATCCTATGAATTTTTACGAGAATGGATTTGAACCAATACAGAATACAGGCGATTATAACGC